CCAGCGCGTCGCCCAGCGGCACTCTTCCCCGTTGTCGTCAACAAACGTCTGTCCATATAGTGCAGATTTCCGATTTCTGACCTCTGACCTCTGATCTCTGTTATTTCTTCGCATAGTTGCTCCTAGTTGTTTTCGTATTTTGCAAGAATGTCGTAAGCCTGAATGAAGTGCTGCCAATCGATCGGCACGTCTGCTTTTTTGGCCTTGGTTCCCGCCGACTGCAAAAACTTGACGTACATTCCCAGGCCGCTTTGCGCCAGCATCTCGCGGATGATGTTGTATTCCGGCGACTGTGCCGACGGGGCTTCCAGCCCGAACGATCGGGCGATTTCATCAATGTCGGACTTCGGCGGGGTCTTCGGAAGATTGACTTTAATAATGCCTCTGCGTCGCAACTGCTCCAGCATCAGGGAGAGTTTCCCGCGTTCGATCTGGTCGCGCAGAACGTGCGTTCCGCACAGCACCATGCCGCATTTTGTGCGGTCATGGATTTCGCGGATAAACTCCAGCACCTTGACCGTGCTGGTCGTGGTGTACGAAGAAAAGCACTGATGCACTTCATCCACAATAATCAGGTTCCGGTGATCGATGGATTTCAGAATGCGTTCGCGCAGCAGCTCAAAGCATGAGTTGGCCGAAACAAAACAAACCTTGGCGAATTCGCGGGCCACAAGTTGCACCCCCGCGCTGGCGGGCAGCCGGATATATTTCGTCTGGCCGTGATTGTTCTGCCGGGCATATTCTTCCAGCGCCATCGTCTTTCCCTGCTGGCTGTCGCCGAAAATAAACGCGATGCTCTGACTATTCAGGGCAGACTCGCACACCTCAAAAATCATTTTTGCGGTCTTGGTTTTAACAAACTGCACGTTCGGGATCGTTGACCTGTCCAGCGACAGATTATTGCACCGGGCAACTTTTAAGCAAAAGTTGTCGAGCTTCGCGCCGTATTCATTTCGCAGCACCCGGTAGAGGGTTGACCCGTCAACGCCAAGTTCACCGGCGGCCTGTTTCAGTGTCCATCCGTTTGCCCTGGCGAATGAATAAAACGACCAGATTTGATTGCTCTGTTCCTGATTGATGACCCCGGCTTCAATCATTTTCGCTAAATTCACTTTGACGGTATCGGCTCCGATATTAAACGTCTCATTGACCTTTCGTTCTTCCATTTTTATTCCCCTTTTTCTGTGGTTTTTTTAAAAAAGACTGCTCAACCCCTGCGGTTCAACTTCCTCTTCGACAAAATCTGATGCTGAAAAAACATCGTCCAGCGTGCCCTTTGATGTTCGGGCGCGGTTATCCGCCTCGATCTCTTGTTTTGTAACCGCCTCGCCGCGCATCACGCGGGCGTTGTGCTCGTGCATATTCTGCTTCTGCCGCGCCTCCTGCGCGTGCCGCGCACGCAGCGGTTCCAGCAGTTCCTTTTCGAGGTGCATGGACTTCCCGATCTGCCGATGGATCGCCTCGGTATCCGTGCTGCATGGGGTCTGCAACCGCCGTGCAACGCCGATAAAAGAGTTGTCTTCCGATGCCACAAACACCGCCGACGGATCAAACGGCGTGGCATAAATCGCGAACGCCGCGCCCGGCTGGAGCATCACCAGCTCGCCGTGTTCGGTCTCCACCTGGGCCAGATAGCGATGGATGCCGGGGCCGATGCGCCGATCCTGAAACGCGATCAGCCGGTCATCGCCCACCCGCAGCATCTTGGCGTTCTTTTCGCCGAGAATCAGCGGCACATAATGCGCAGGGAGCTGCACCAGCTCGCGCCGACCCGCCAGCCAGACTTCCATCGGGGAGAGTTTCCGTGTACGAATCATGCCCGGAGAATGCTCAATCACGGCCAGCACTGCGTCGCGCCGATCCGGCGGCATTCCCAGCAGATTGCGCGTCGGCATCCAGTCGGATGCGCCGCCCAGGCAATACTCGCTAACCGTCAAACCAGCCTCCTGCCAGCCTTCGAGGTCATGCTCCGTGCGCCAGTTAATGCGCTCGTAGAGTTCAGCGACGGCCTGCTTCCAGACCGGAAAATCCATAAACGGCGTGATGATCTGTTCCGCCCGATGCGCAGGCAGTTGGCTCATCGCCTTTATTAAGGTGTTGTTATATTGGTCGCGCCCATGCAGCTCTTCCGGCGAATGATCGCGGTCCTTGCCCACCTGACCGGGCAGCGCGGCCAGTTCGTTGTGCTTCAGATTGTGATGCGATTCAAGGGCCGCTTTGAATCGGCTATTGCCTTTGCCCCGACCTTGGAAAAAGCCATCGTGGGCCGCTGCGCCGTGAATTCCGCCGCGTGCTACGGTCACCGCGCCGCCCGTCCAGTTGAAAAGCAGTTCGGCCAAATCATCGCGCACTGCCGCCGTGCCATGTTCCACATGCAGACAGCAGCCCGCCGGATGATAGCCAAGGGTGCAGAGCACATGGCACAGCAAGAAACGCATTTCAGACTCACGCAGCGTCTCGCGCTTGCCGGTCGCTTCATCTTCGGTCATCGGCTGGGCACCAAACGCCACCTGACAGGCTGAAAACAAGTCGAGGCAGGAAAACTCTAAAGGCCGCATCGCCTGCCGGTTCATCCCCAAATAGTTGACCTTGTTATCATGCCACACGTCATCAAAAACATAAACCTGCCCCGGGCGCATTCCCACGCGGGTCGTATAAACCAGCGGACGGAACGCCGCCGCCGCACTGCGCCCAATCCGCGCCGCCGTCAGCTCGAACTTGGTCGGCTTATAGCGTTGCAGATTGCGCTCGCCCCAGCCGGGCGGCATCGGTGGATTCATCGGGCACTTTTCCGGCGGACGGCCCGCGCCCGCATCCATCCAGATATTCCGCCACGTTCCAATGCCCGGAATCTGCTCGCCCGCCCGGTACCGGCGAATCAATTCGCGATACGCCGCTTTGCTATTTCGCTGATAATTCTCCTGCAAACCCAGCCAGTACTGGACAAACAGGGCAGGCTGGCCGCCGGGCGTATTCGGCGCGGTGATGTCATGCTTAGGCAGCTTGGCTTTGTTCACCAGCGCCTTCCAGCCGGACTGCTTGAAGGCATAGTATTTGGTGCGGATGTTACCCGCGCTCAGGCTCTTGGAGCCCGGATAGCGTTTCGAGATCTCCGCAAACGCCTTGCTCTTGCTCTTCGCCGCCTCGATCTCCGCCATAATCTTCGTCCACAGTTGGAGTTCAGCTTTCACGGGGTCCGGCAGCTTGGCAAAATCAAGCGTCTCGGTCGCGGGGATGATGGACAGTGCGGTTTGCATATTTTTCCGATTTCAGTTTTTTCACCACAAAATTCACAAAAAGCTCAAAAGCATGGTTCTGTGTTTTCTGTGGTTAAATTCTCGTTTATTTCCCCTTCACCACTTGATTCATCTTCTTGGCCATCGGCCAGATCACGGAATGAATCGCCGCGATTTCATCGGCGGACAGCTCCGCCCAGTCGTCGTTATGGTTCACGATCGCGTTGACGATCTCCGTCCACGAATTCCGGAGCGAAAAAATCCGTGCCTCTTGCGGTGAAACCGTCTTTTCAGAAGACTCAGACCCGGCGCGTTTTTTGATGCCCAGATTATGCAGCAGGGCGGTCGGGCCGACCCCGCCGGTAAAGTCCATCATCAGTTGTTCCGCCTCTTTAACGGCCTCCGGCGCATTATCTGCACTCGGGTTGCAAAGCGTCAGCAAAGCCTGTTCACCATGCGCCTTGCAGAACTTTTCCGCCGCCCGGCGGCAGTACTGCGCCCAACTGTCATTGATTTTTGTGTTGTCCATAAGCCACTTATTCAGCGAGCCATGCGGCAACTCTCGTTTTGCAATCATCACCAGAAAACCAATCTCAACCACGGCCCGGCTGGCCGCTCTCGACGGGTTTTTAATCATCTCATAGCGGTAATTCACATGCGCCGCCAAACTTTGCAAGTCTAGCGAAAACCCCACTTGGTGGGGATTTGAATCCGGTTCCACCACCGCCACGGACCGCGACGAGGGCGTCGCGGCTACGTTTTCCCGGCCCAGTTTCGTGCGGATTGCGTCGCGGACATCCTCGTCGTCGGTGTAGCGGAGCAGTGTTTCCAGATGGCCCGGCTCGCCCGAATAGGTTCCGCAGCGGATTTCTAAAATCTGTTCGCTTTTTTCCATCCCTTGGAAGTGTTCGATATATTTAGCTAATGGCATATTCCCCTCTTTCTTTGTTTTCTTTGTGTTTTTTGTGGCTAAAATCTTCTTCTGTGTTTTCTGTGTATTCTGTGGTTAAAAATTCCCTTCCCGTCTGCGGTTCACATACGCGACCAGATCGCACAGCGGTATCCGCCAGTCGCTCCGGATCGAATCCTTGCTCGCCAGATTGATCGCATTCGGGAACTCCCCGTCTCTAATATGGTTATAGATATGCTGATCAGAGCAGTGCAGCGCCCTGGCCACGCGCACCGCCGTCAGCAAGTCATCGGTCGGGAACCTGAAATAGAGCTGATCGGCATACTGTGCGTTCAGGTACGAGATGAAATTCTTCAGCGGAATCCGGTAAGCCGCCACCGCCGCGCAATCGCTCGTGATCTTGATCGCCGCCAGCTTGCCGCTGTAGATCGCCTGATAAACCAGCTCAACGTCGCACCCGAGAGCCTTGGCGGCTTCGAGTGGTTTGATCGGATCGTGGCAAGGTATCCGGAAGTCAAACTCGAGTTGGTTGGTTGGTTTCATTCGCTCACACCTCTTTAACGGTCACTTTTTTGAGCAGCCGAGCCGATTTACGCTCGCCGCGCAGGTAGCGCGACAGATGGCCGGGGGTCACGCCCAGCCTTTTCGCCTCGCGGCGCACGCCGTGAAACGAGTTGTTTGTTTTGTCGTAGATGACTCCTGCCGACTGATCTGGCTTCGTGGTTGATGGCGCAACCAACTCCTTTAGTTCGGACAGGTTTGCCTGGATTTCATCAATCAACTGCATTGCGGTTTTTTCGCTCATGACAGCTCCTTTGGGTTATTTAACTTCTTTTAGCCGGACCTGTTTCATCAGACGCTTTGATTTTCGGTTCCCGGAGAGAACCTGCCAGAGGTGGACCCGAGACACTCCGAGTCGGGCGGCTTCGGCCTGAATTCCGAGGTATCGGGGTCCGTTTGGCGTTCGTACTTTTGTGATCATGGTTTTTTCCTTGTGTGTAACACGTGTTGCGAGTAACATGACAACGTTTTACCACAACAGAAAACCGTTGCAACAACTTTTCTGCGTTTTCTGTGGGCAATTTTCCTCCTGAAAAATAAATCCGTTTTGTGTAACAAAACCGTTGACATTAATTTGGCAATATGCGACCCTGCATTTGTCTAAGAGAGACAAGGGACCCGGCCCCACCGGGAATGAGGAGACGAAAATGAAAACGACAACGACAACGATCAGCCTGAAGGACAGCAGGGAAGTCACCGGCGGAACAAACGGATATCCAGTTCCATTTCTTGGTGCCGCAGTATTCGCAGACACGCTTGAAGAACTCAAGGAACTGTCTGAAAAGTTCGAAGTCCACATCCACGACTTCAAATGGAAGGCGGGCTGGCACAATTGCGCCGACGGGGGCGGCGTTGACCCCGATCAGAGCAGAGATCTTAATTTTAACGAGCTGGTAAGACTGGCTGACAAGCACGACGACGGCGAAGTGATCGACCTCAAGACGTTTGATGAACTCGCGTGGGTCAACGAACAGGTTGAGTGGTGGTCAGATGATGGCGAACTGTCGGCGGAAATCCTCGAAGCAATTAACAACTGCGCGAAAGAACTGTCTAAGCTGAAAGACATTAGCTGCGATGCGGCCACGGTCCGCGACCTGCAAGTTAATGAGACTTATAGCGCCCTGTGGTCTGGGTTTGGCTATGACTCAAGCTATTGCAAGATCGGTCTTTTCCTCGAGCGTGAAGAATGGGAGATCAACTGGACAAATAACGTCGCCACTCGCCGCGAAGAAGAAGAAGAAGAAGAAAATGGAAACTAACTCAAAACCAAGCGGCAACCTGGGCAACCAGAACGCCGCCAAAGAAAACCCCCTTAACAGCACCCTGCACATCCGGTGCAGGGGTGCTGAAAAGGCCTGCTGGGTTCGCGCCGCTCGCGGCAAACCCCTGCCGATCTGGGTGCGCGACACCCTGAACCGGTCCGCAACCGGTTAGCGGAAGGGCGGATAATTATCCGCCCATACCGCGCCCATACACGCCCCCAACTCACCCAACCGCGTCCGGCCCCCGGCGCGGTTTTTTGTTTTAGTTGTGCACATGATAAATCCACACAACGCGAAAACAAAACGCAAGGAGGTCGATATGCCAGTGCGGCCAAAACCCGCAACCCGATTAAACACAAAGGCACAAAGAACTCTAAGTTTTGGACTTAGTGGCCTTCGTGCCCTTTGTGTTAATTCGTTGCGAACTCCCCTCTTCGCGTCTTCGCGTCTTGGCGGTCAAACTCTTCCACTTGCCACCTGCCACCTGCCACTCGCCACCGGAGGTCTCTCATGATCCAGCACACCATCAACACCGCCTCGCCGTTTATCATCGCCACGGCAGGCATCAATGGCATCACCGACACCGAGCTGGGCAAATCCCTGCTGATCATCATGGCGCTGGCCGTCATCGTCAATCAGGTCTGGACGGTCATCGAGAAGATCATCGACCGCATCAAAACCAAGCCCACCGACATCACCGGGCTGGCCGGGATCGAAATCTGCGATGAGCGCCATTTAAAGATCAACGCCGACATCGCACGTGTCGCCGCCGATCTCAACGAACTCAGGCGGGAGATGCGCGAGGATATCAAAGGGGTTAAGGCGTGCTTTGAAGATGTCATGAAAGGCGTTTCACGGCTTGAAGGTCGAATTGATGCGAGGAAAAAAAATGAATATTAAATTGGCCATTCTTGGCGTGTTAAAAGATTGCGGACGCTGGGCGCTTATAACGTCGATTTTAAAAACCGAGGTGCGCATCCGTGTTGGTGGGCCGCTTGGCGACAGCGAGTTTTTCGACGCCCTCACGCAACTTAAAGACAAGGGTCTCGTAAACACCCGCATCGACGACATCACCGGCGACACCCGCTACTTTATTACTGAACAAGGAAAAACCGCCCTCGCTCAATAGAAAACGCAATGAAAAAGCCCTCTAAAAACTCTGCTCCTCTGCGCCTCTGCGATGGTAAGGGCGAAACATCTTTCGCCCTATCCACCGCCGAGGCCATCTCCGCCAAGATCGCCCTGCAATCCGCGCTGGAGATGGTGTCCGGAGTCCGGCGCCAGATCAACCCCGGTCTGCTCACCACGCAGCTCGACCAGGCCGAGCGCAAGATCAGCCTCGGCATCACCGCGCTGCGCGACGCGAACAGGTCAGATGTCGGAAGTCAGAGGTCAGAGGTCGGAGATCAGAAGACCGCCAAGACGCGAAGACGCAAAGGAACGAAATGAAAAAAATGATTTTGCCCCTAATGATTTTGCCCCTGCTTTTTTCCGGCTGCGCGACGCGCCGCTATGTCGATCAGCAGTGCTATGAGGCCCGCCGCGAAGCGCGGCAATATGCCCGCGAGTTAGATTATGACTGCCGTGAATATGCGCGGAATCAGGACATAAAACTCGAAGCCCGCGTTGATGACCGCATTGATTTTCTTTTGCGCAAGTCCGACGTTGGCCGCGCCGCCTCTTCTCAAACCCGCCGGGATTTCCAATCTCTGCAAGAAATCCTCAATCGGCAATCTGAAATCGGCAATTGGAACTGCCCCCCAATCCGCAATCCGCAATCCGCAATCCCCAATCTGGAGCCCGGCAATGAGTAAAACCCGTTCAGACTCCAAACTCGCCCCCCACGAAGATTTTATTTTTGAGCGCCTGGTCGATGGTAACGAGAGTTACCAAACCGTTGTCGATACACTCCAGCAAACCCTCGGAGTCCGCACGTCGGCCAGTGCGCTCAGCCAATTCTTCAACAAAAACAGTTGGCGTTGGCGGGCCGAACGCGCCGCATCGATGGCCAGCAGCATCGAGACCGCCCTAAAAGCCTCAGACTTTACGGAGGCCAAAGCCAAGGCCATCGCCCAGCGGGAATTTGAGATCGCGGCGGGCAACCTCTCCATCGACGACGTGGTCAAGCTCCGCAACCTCGACCTCAAGGCCCGCGCCATCGACCAGCAGCAGGCCGCGCTCGATCTGCGCATCCGCGAGCTCGAGCAGAAGGCAGCAGAAGTTCGCCGCACCCTCGAACGCGCCAAGTCCAAAGGCTCCATCGACAAAGCCACCATCGCCGAAATCGAAGAAAAGCTCGGAATGCTCTAATGTCAAAAAAGCCATCCAGCGCATCACGCTCCCGTAAGGGCGACATACATGTCGCCCATACTGTCGCCCAGAAGTTCTTCCTGCCCTATCAGGCGGCGTGGATCAAAGACCCCTCCCGCCTCAAGATCATGCAGAAGAGCCGTCAGATCGGGCTGAGCTGGGCCACGGCCTACGGTCTGGTGCGCGATACCGCCGCGCAGGATGCCCGCAACGATGTCTGGGTTTCTTCCCGCGACGACATTCAGGCAAGGCTGTTTCTGGAAGACTGCAAGTCCTTTGCAGGCATCCTTCAGATGGCCGCTGCCGACCTCGGTGAGCAGGTCATCGACCCCGACCGCAAGATATCGGCCTACGTACTCCAGTTCGCCAACGGCAAGCGCATCAACTCCATGTCCAGTAACCCGGACGCGCAGGCCGGTAAGCGCGGCACCCGCGTTCTCGATGAGTTCGCGCTGCACCCCGATCCGCGCAAGCTCTACGCCATCGCGTATCCCGGTATCACGTGGGGCGGCTCGATGCAGCTCATCAGCACCCATCGCGGCAGCAACAACCTGTTCAACGATCTCGTGCAGGAAATCATCCACAAGGGCAATCCGAAAGGGTTTTCTCTGCACACCGTCACGCTTCAGGATGCGCTCGATCAGGGCTTCCTCGAAAAGCTCAAAGCCAAGCTCCCGCCCGACGACGAACGCCAGGGCATGGATGCCGCCGCTTATTTCGACTTCATCCGCGCCGGGTGCCCAGACGAAGAGACCTTCCAGCAGGAATACATGTGTAACCCGTCCGACGACGCGGCAGCCTTCCTCTCTTATGACCTCATTCGCGGCTGCGAATATGCCCCTGATGAAATGTGGGAAACCCCACTCGAAAGGGCGAAAGATTTTTCGCCCCTACATTCGCTTTACCTCGGCGTTGACGTTGGCCGCGACCACGACCTGACCGTTCTCTGGCTGCTTGAAAAATTCGGCGGTGTGATGTTCACCCGGCGGAAGATCGAAATGCGGGCCTTGCCGTTCGACGAACAGGAACGCCAGCTCTACGCCCTGCTCGAACTTCCCAACCTGCGCCGCTGCTGTATTGATTCGACGGGGATTGGCCGCCAGTTCGCGGAACGCGCCCAGCAACGCTTTGGAACCTACAAGGTCGAACAGGTGCAGTTTACCGGCCCAGTCAAAGAAGAGCTGGCCTATCCGCTCAAAGCCGCGCTGGAAGACAAATCCGTCCGCATCCCGAACGACGAGTTTGTCCGCGCCGATCTGCGGGCTGTTAAGAAGGTCACCACGGCCTCGGGCAATATCCGCTTTGCGGCGGATCGTGGCAAGAATGGCCACAGCGACCGCTTCTGGGCCTTGGCCTTGGCTCTACACGCCGGGAAAGATATTGGCGGCGGCGGAATGCCGCTGCGCCTCGCTGCGCCGCCGGTGCGCACTCAATTCAATCGAAACGACAGGAGTATTTTAGCATGAGCACCACCCTTAAAAAACAGATCGACCAACTCAACAAGGTCCGCGAACAATATAACCCGCTGCGCTCGCTCACCATGTCCGCCGCCGTCTCACGGCTCGAACAGGCCGAGCGCGGCATCTTTTGTGATCTCCAGTGGACTTACCGAACATTGGAAAAACGCTACGCCGTGCTGCGCGGCCTCAAACGCCTGCGCATCGGGGCGCTGCTCGACATGGATTGGGACATCCGCACCTTTCCGGAAGATCAGCTCCCCAAAGGCTGCACCCAAGCCGATGCCGATGCTCAGGCCGACCGCCTGCGCGCCGTTTACGAAAACATTGGCAACCTGCGCGAAGCCATCAAAGCCCTTGGCATGGCTGAATTTCGCGGTTTCACCTTCCTCGAAAAAACCGGCGAGAACGGCCAGCCCGTGAAGAACCCGGCAGACATTCGCAGTCTCCAGCCCATCGAACAATGGTTCTGGTCGAAGGACCGCACCAACACCTGGCGCTTTGATCCCAACTTCTCGCGCTCCGAAACCACCGGCACCGAGGCCGATCTGTCCACGCTGATTTTTCGCGAAGTCGAAGACCCGATCAACGAAATCGGCATCATCTGCTTCATTTACGAAGCTCTGGCGAAAAAAGACTACGCCGGATTTATTGAGGTCTTCGGCATTCCGTCCACATTTTTCATTGCCCCGCCTGGTGTCTCCACAGCCGACATGGCGACGTGGCAGGCCATGGCCGACGCCATGATGGGCGACCAGCGCGGCGCACTGCCCGCCGGGTCAGACGTGAAAACGGTCGGCGGCGACGTGCGCGGGGTCAGCCCATTCGAGAATTTTATCAAGCTCACCCGCGAAGATTTGGTTCTCGCCGGGACCAGTGGCAAACTCACCATGCTCACCGAGTCCGGATCAGGCACGCTGGCCGGTGGAGCCCACATGGACGTGTTCGAAAAGCTGGCTGCTGGCGATGCCCGCGAAATCTCCGAACTGCTCCAGAACGCCATCGACCTTCCGCTGCTCAAAGCCGAATTTCCGAACAAACCCCCGCTGGCATGGTTCGAAATCGCCGCCGAAGAAAAAGAAGACACCACCGCCTTTGTCGATAACGTCGCCAAACTCGCCCAGGCCGGATACATCACCGAGCCCGATCAGGTGCAGGAAAAGACCGGCTTGCGCGTCGAATACGCCGCGCCGCCAGTGGCAAGTGGCCAGTGGCAAGGGGCGGAGAGTCCGCTGTCAAACCGCGCCGGTGGTAAGGGCGAAAAATCTTTCGCCCATACACCGTGGTACAAGCGTCTGCTCAACCGCGAGCCACCTGCCACCAGCCACCAGCCACCTGCCACCGATGCGCTGCTAAAGTCCGCGCGTCAGGCTCTCTCCCGCGCTCTCGCCCAGGATATGAAGCCCGTCGCGGACCGCATCGCCGCGATCCTCGACACCACGCCGGACGCAGAACTCTTCCAAGCCCTGGAAAAATTCCGCGCGGACGAGCTGCCTGCCCTGGCGAAAAAAGCCCTCGCCGGAACCGCCGGTGCCGAGGCCCTCGAACAAAGCATGGTCGCGTCGCTGTTCAACGGAATAGAAAGTCAAAAGTCAAATGTCTGAAGGTCTGAAAGTTTGTAAGGCGCGACCCTCGTGGTCGCCCTTTTTGGAAAACCGCCAAAAACGGCCCTGTGGCCGCGAGGGGTGCCTTTCCGCCCCGTTACACGTCTCGACCCCCGTTCGGCGTTTTGCAATGGAAGAAAATCGTTTTGCAAGACCATTGCGCGGGACGGCTGGCGGCACGGGCGAAAAATCTTTCGCCCCTACCCGAAACTCGAAACTTCTCAACTCGAAACCCCCCAACTCACCCAACCGCGTCCGGCCACGTCCGCCAAAACCTGAAATGATGTGCTCATGAAAATCAAGAACCTGCAAATTCTGAACCGCGCCGGAACCCTGCCCGAAGATGGCTGGTACCAGATCGTACCCATCGGCGAGTTCCCTGTCGCCGCCACCGGCCCGGACGGTAAACCAGCCAAGCTCATGCAGGTGATTGACGAAAAAGCCGTTTCTTCCATGGCCGCAGCCTTTGCCAACGACGGCGAACTGCTGGTTGACTACGATCACGCCTCGCTCGATCAGGACAAAACCTCCGAAGCCGCTGGCTGGATCAAAGCCGTTGAAGCCCGCGCCGACGGTCTCTTCGCGCAAATCCAGTGGACGGACAACGGCAATGCAGCCGTCTTGAATCGCCGTTTCAAATACGTTTCCCCGGTCTGGAACCGTACCAACTGCGAATCCGTCGGCGCAGGCCGCGTCAGGCCGCTGCGCATGGATTCACTCGCTCTCACCAATGTACCGAACCTAAAAGGAATGCGGCCCCTGTCAAATCGCGCAACAGGGAACGATCCGCTCAACAACCGCGCCGAGGAAAAAAACATGAACGAACTCAAAGTTCTGCTGGGCCTTGCCGAGACCGCGACTGACGCTGAAGTCGTGGCCGCCATCAAAGCCCTGCAAGCCAACGCGGCAGAAGCACCTGCTTTGAAAAACCGCGCAGAAACAGCGGAAGGCAAACTGCAAGCCGCTAAAACCAAGCAGCTCGAATCGGACGCCGATGCGTTCTGCTCGAAGTATGCTAAGCACATCACCAACACCGCTCAGGTTAAGGACCAGTTCATCAAGAACCGTGCCGGAACTGAATCGCTGTTCGCGGGCCTCAAGCTCGATGTCACCGCCGCCGCCACCGACGCGCTCAAAAACCGCGCCACCGGCAACCCCGGCGAACCCGTTCTCAAAAACCGCCAGCAACAGCAGGCCGATGCCGTGTTCAAGGTGAAAAACAGCAACCCGGGAATGAAAAACGCCGATGCCTTCGAACAGGCCCGCCGTGAAAATCCCGATTTGTTCAAAGAAGCAGAATAAGGAAACAAACCATGGAAACCAGAAAAGCAGCCATCATCTCCCTCGTGCCCTCCGTCGATCATACGGACTATGAAGGATACTTCGTAGTCATCACGTCGGGCAAGGCCGTCATCACCACATCGGCCACAGTCGTACCTGCCGGGGTCATCATCGACCCAGCAACCACCTCCGGCGAAGACAGTATCGCCCTGATGAATCACGGCGGAACCGTCCGCGTCAAAGTCACCGGCGCAGTCACCGCAGGCAATCTGCTGCAAATCCGCACCGACGGCACCGTCGAAGCCGATGACGCATCCGGCGCACGCACCCTGGTCGCCCGCGCCCTCGAAGACGGCGTAACCGGCGAACTTGTTGACGCAGCCCTGCTGCTCGTCGTTTACACCGCGTAAGGACGGTAAGGGCGGTAAGGGCGAAAGATTTTTTCGCCCATACGCACAGTCAAAAAAAACCACTCAAAAGGAGAAATATATGGGACAACAAACTCAAAGTGCAATCAACGTAACCCTGACCACCTATGCAAAAGGCGTGGCTCAGGATTTGGTTAGCGCGGTCGCTAACTTCATCGCCCCGGTCGTACGGGTCGGCTCACCCGTCGGACAGTTCAAAAAGTTCGACGACAAAAACGCCTTCCAGATCTACGGAACCGCTCGCGGTTACGGCGGATCGGCCAACCGCATCAGCTTTGCGGCGACCGATGGAACGCTCAACTGCCTGCCGCAGGCGTTGGAAATCGCCCTCGACGACGCAGAACGGGCTGGCGGGACTGACTCGCTCCAGATGGAGCAGGCCAAGGTCCGCACGCTGATCAGCGCGACCACCATCGCGCATGAAAAGAAAGTGCTCGACCTCATGAAGTCCGGCAAGGCTGCCACCGGCGGCATCGGCAACTGGACGGCAGCGGATGCCGACCCGATTGCGGAAATCGACGCGATGATCGAAACCATCGCCAACGCCACGGGCCAGATGCCTAACCGCATCCTGTTCGGTCTCGCCGCGATGCGCATCATTCGCAACAACCCGAAGGTCATGGCCCGCTTCCCCGGCGCGGCCAGCGTCGGCGTGTCGATGGATCAGCTCACCGGGCTGTTCCTGAACCCGCAGATGCAGGGCAAAGTCGCGGTGTTGTCGAGAGACACCACCAAGATGGGTGCCACCGCCAGCAAGACGAACATTGTCGGCAGCGAAGTGTTCGTGTTCCTCGGCTCTGACAGCCCCGACATCTACGATCCTTCCTTTGCCAAGACCTTTACGGTCGGCGAAGGCGGCGTGGACAAGGTGCGCCAGTACCGCGACGAAAGCGCGCGTTCCGACGTGTTTGCCATCGACTGGTCAGAAGACATTCAGGTGGTGTCCAGTATTTCCGCAGTCCGCGCAACCATCAGCTAACCAACCGTAAGGGCAGGCTTCATGCCTGCCCAAAACAGAAAGGAAAAAATCATGAAAAAAACCAGAATCATCCTCGCCGCATTGTTTGTCATTTGCGCAGCCCTGACCGGGCTGGCAGGCGATCCCTTCACCACGTCGGTCACGCTTGGCACCACGACAGGCACGGGCAGCTACACCAACACGCGGGACTATAAGGCCATAAAATTATTGTCCATCGAAGTGTTCAACTCGGCTGCTGCCGCGAACACCGTCACGGTCACGCGGGTGCGTTCAGATCGCACCAATACGGTGGCAACGATCACGTTCACTAATGGCTCGACGGGTTCCTGGCGGAACACCAACGCCTGGCCGCTGTGGTACTTCAAGGGAGACGTGTTCAGCATCGCGTCCACCACGACAACCAATGCGACGGTAGAAATCACCGGCGAAACGAACTAACGACCATTGCCGATTGGGGATTGCCGATTGCCGATTTAGGCGCGGCTCCCCAATCGGGCTCCCAGTAAGGGCGAAAGATTTTTTACCCCTACATCAATCGGAAATAAAACATGTCTTGGCGCGCCATAACCGAATCCGACCTCCTGACGCAGATCTCCGGCACCGAGCTGGAAGCTTTGCGCGGCGTGGTATTGGCTGATGGCCAGATTGACCCGGTCCAACCCTGCATCGATGCGATCACCTCCAAGGTGCGCGGCTTTGTGGCTGGCAACATCAATAACGATCTGGATGCCGATGCCGCCAAAATCCCCGACCGCCTCATTGATTCTGCCGTTTCTCTGATCATCATCCAGATCATGACCCGCGCCGGTGGCACCATGATCGACCCCAACGGAGCCCGCAAAGCCGCCGCCGATGAAGCCAGCCGCCTGCTTCGCGACGTGGCTGCCGGAAAATTCTCCATCACCGATCCAACCTCTGGAACCGAAAACTCATCCGTGCCGCTGCCGAGTTATTCCACCGCCAAAACCCGCCGCTTCACCTCCGACACGCAGGAGGGGATATGAGCAAGGGCGAAACATCTTTCGCCCCTTCTGCCGCCCTCGCTGCTGCCGTTGCGGAACTGCGCCGCGTTTACAATCTTGCAAGAGTCTTTCCGGGCGTTGGAAACCAGCTTAACATCGAGTTGCAACCGCCAGAAATGCACGAGACATCCGGCCAGCACGCCTATGAGGCCATCCTCGCCCGGCACGGCCTCATGGCGCACGGCTTTGTCCAGGCCCCACCTTATAAGAGCCGCTTTCTGCGCAACATCATCCCGATCCGTACGGGCGACATGAATGTCGCCCCTCTCGACACCGCCATCGCCACGCCCGTTGCCACCAGCCACTTGCCACTTGCCACTGGAGGTTTGGAATGACCCTGCGCGAAATCCAAGCCCGCATCGTGGCCATCCTCCAGGGCACCGCCGCCCTGGCCGATCTGACCATCCTCGCCGAAGACCGCAAGGATCTGATCACCGCCATCAGTTCTTCGCTGGCCAAGCTGGGGCTCTGCGCCATCGTCCAAACCATTTCCGCCAAAGTCACCAAGCCCAACCTGCCGGGGCCGGTCTATGGCGAACTCCGTTTTTCCGTGGTCGTTTATGAAAATGTCATGATCAACCGCAGCAAGTTTGACCGCACGGCGCAGGATGTGGCCGAACTGATTTCAGAAGCCCTGCACCAGCAGAGAATTGGCGAAGACGGAACCGGCAAGCAACTGCTTAGCGAAGGGGTTCTGCCGCAGGATGGCAGCGAATACAACGTCTTCGCTGTCGATTTAACGCTTAACTAAAGGAGAAAACCATGCTCACACGCACTGCAATTATTGGCGGCCCGGCCATCATCAAAAAGGGCAGTTATTACCTCTATACCGAAGAGGATATCACCGTAAAAACGGAACTGACCGTTACGGAAAATAAAACCTCTATGTTTGGCAAGACCAGCGAACACCAGGACACGGTGCAGCACATCATCACGGCCAAGCCCGCCGCGATGGTCACCGCCAACGTTCTCACCATGCTCTACGGGCCGTTTACAAACATCGCCATCGGCACGCGCATGTATGGCACCAGCCCGGATGATATTGTCATCTGGACCAAAGCCGGCCAGCAGCATACCTATAAAGTCGGCGCGATCACCGGCCTGCCGAGTCTCGTCTTTGCCGCTGGAAAACCGCTGTTCGACGGCGATATCACCTTCACCGCCATCGGAGACTGCGCCGAGGCCATCAGCACCGCCGGACACTTCAACGCGGTCGCCTCGGTCGCCTTCACTGATGTTTCCTACGACGACAGCAAAGAATTCCAGCTCGTTTACCCTGCCGCCTGGGGCGCGGCGCCGTTCGACACCATCGAAACGGTTGACGGCTTCAAGATCAGCTTCGAGCTGGGCCTCGAAGACAACCGCGAAGACATTCACGGCATCTTCGACAAAACCGTCACGGCCTTCGGCGCGAAAGCCACCTTCCAGCCCATCGGCATTACCGAGGCGCAGGTACAGACGGCCATGGGCATTCAGGGCACGGGCGCAGGGCGCGGCATCCGCCGCGAAACCTTCGCTCGCGACCTGGTCATCTCCACCGCCGTCGCTGGTGATCCGGAGTTTACGTTGTACAACTGCTCCATCGCCGGTTTTTCGCAGGCGCACGGCGTAACGGCCAACAACATCGGCGAGATCGAACTCGTCGCACAGCGCAAGATCACCACCGGCGCTCAGGTTGCCATGTTCGCCATCGGCCTGCACCCGGCAGACTAGTAGGGGCGACATGCATGTCGCCCATACAGGAAAACGGCAATGCGAATAACCATCACAGCGTCAGGCGGAATCCCGGTCACTCTCTGCGATCACGGCAGAGAGGGGCCGAGCGGTCTGACGCTCGTGCCGATCCGCAAGATCGACGTGCTGGAGTTTGTGCAGGGCGACTACGCCAAGCCCAAGAATCGCGGCAGCACCCTGCACCAGCTCACCTTTAGCGTCTCCAAAGAGCACGCCACCCACACCGCCGCGCAGCTTTACATGCTGATGATGCACACCACCATACCGGCCACCGGCGAGCTGGCGATTGATCTCGAAGACCAGACCACGCATCTGGTCGCACGCGAAGCGACCGTTGAAATGGCCCCGCTGCCGCTGCTTGGCGTTTTAACCACCATCGCCTTTACTATTAAATTCGGCGAGATCGACGGCCCGATCCAAGTGCTAACCCAAGGTGGCGACCAAATTCTCACATCCGACGGAAATCCAATCTTTGTAAATCAGGAGTCATTATGAAAAAAAGAATAGTTATTAGTTATTGGTTATTGGTTATTGGGCTGCTTGCCACTTGCCACTTGCCACTTGCCACTTGCGAAGCCGCCACCAACCTCTATTTAAACGTCTCAGACGTGGAGCTTGTGCGCCGCTTAGCGGCCATCACCAACCTTGAGGCATCTGTCTCTAACCTCAACCTGTCCACCAACAGCATCAACAGCTCGCTCACCAACCTGAACGTCACGGTCTCCAACCTCGACACCTCGGTAACGAACAGCCTGCTGCCGTTGTCCAACCGCGTGGATCTGGTCGAAGCCGACCTCGAAGCCTCGCTCGGCAACTATTCAAACAGTTATCTGAAAGTTTCCGGCACCTGGAAAGGATCGGGCTTTAACTATTATTATGCCGGTCAGACCAACAGCCGCCCGATGTACACCGTCAATTTCGGCACCAACATCGGCTCCGACTCTGTTTATTATAACAGCACCAACTGGGTCGCCGTGCAGAGTGTGACTGGCAACCTGTTTAATGATGCCTCTGATCCGCTCATTCCGCATCATCAGTCTTTGGACTCCAACGCCATCCCGCCGCAGGTCTTGTCGCGCAACCTCACCAACGAATACAGCTCCGGAACCATGTACATCCGCTTCATCTCCAGCGCCGAGGCCGATCTCGAAGATGCCGTTTATCTCGAAGCCTGGAACGCCATCCAGCCCTTCATTTCCGGCAGCACGATCAATGGCGATCCGTATGTGGAGCTCTCCACCAACGGCAGGCCGGTGTTTTATATATCGTCGGCAGAAGACGGCTATTATTACGAGCCCGGCTATTGGTTCCGCCTCGACGCATCCAGCAACCGGACCAGTTACATGACCGCGAAGTCGTGGCTGCCGCCGCGCACCGCCAAGGCCGCCAACTACGACGGAACTCTTGCGACTGTAACAAATGTTTTCGACGTATCTTCCGGCAATTTAGAAGTCTCGTATGGTAGTGTTAGCAATGGGTTTTCTGCATTAACAAAAGATTTTAGTGGATCGTATGTTTTGCTTGGCACCAATGTCTATGAACACAACGGCCCGGTTAATGGACGGCCATCTTATATAAACTCTGGAGGAAAAGAACTTAAATGGGCGGACGGTATCTGGTCGTTTGCAATGTTAAGCGGAACGAACCCGGCAATATATTACGTTAGCTCCTATTCACTTGTGCCCCCAATGTCGGGCTGGCTGGATTCTGGATTAAACCCCTTGGAAACCGAGACCAGCATTTATATAAACTGGGGTGTCGCTGTAAAAACCAACCGCGCGGCGGCGGCGGTTGGCCAGTTCTACACCATCGGCACCAACGACGCGGTTTACCTGCGAAAGGATTAAGGGCCATGAAAAAGAAAAAAGCGTTTCGAGTTTCGGGTTGGGGAAGTTTCGAGTTGAGGTCAAAAATCATTCTGCTCCAAAATCATTCTGCCAAAATTCTTTGTCTTCTGATCTCTGTCCTCTGTCCTCTGACCTCTGCCCACGCCGCGCAGCGCGAACTTTCCGAACGTTGGAAGGTCGAAGCCGGGCAGAAGCAGAAGCAGGCGATCAAATTCTTCCAGGCCGAATCGGTGCAGCTCACCGAGACCATCACCCAGAACGGCACCAACCTCGATCTGACGGCCACCAACCTCGTGGTTGTTTGGGAAATCCAAGGCTGGAGCGATTTTACAAACACCTATTGCATCAGTACGGGTTTGGTAAATCAAACCCTCTCCAACGCCGTCACCTTCACCTTAACCCCCTCGCAGGCCAACCTCACGGCCTCGAATTATCTGGGCTTTGTCCGCGCCTTGCAAAGCACCGGCACGAACCTTTCGCAGGTCGCGGTACTGGCCTACCAGACCGTCGCGGTCGAATGGTCGCCGGACAGCCGGTTTTACAGCATCGTCACGCCGCTAACCTATCCGCCGCTTTATTCCATCGCCGATTACGCCGCCCTAACTAACAGCATTCAGGCGGGCTCTAACCTCGTCATCACCGCCAGCAACGCCCTGGCCGCCGCGACCGGGCTGGTGCAGACCAACCTCAACACCGCCAGCAACGCGCTGGCCGCCGCAACCGGCCTCGTGCAAACCAACCTCAACACCCTCTCAAACATTGTCGTCATGACCCAGGCTGACATCACTACAATGGGCGGAGCCATCTCAAAAAGTGTTGTTCAGTTTGATAGTAATTATACTCTTCCCTATATCGGCATGACAAACGACAGGCCGCGCTACAAACTGGATGATGGAGCTGTCACCGAAGCCTATTATACCGGTGCATTCTGGAAAATTGACTCTGAGCATGATGGGGATATATGGACAAACGGCTCCAGTTCTTTTTTCCCGCCATCCGGGACCTGGGATATTGCTACATCTGACGATCCAAGGCAGGTTGTGTTTTTCCCAGGCTTTATGTTTGTCGCGACCAACGCGGCTACGGCCAGTAAGGGCGGATTTTACACAGTAGGGACCAACACGGAGATTAACATTAAACGATAAAGGAGACTCATGATTAAACCGCGTTATATACTGATTGGATTCGCCGCCGTCGCGGCGGTGTTCGCAGACTACTCCGTCACGGTGTCGGTGCCGAAAACCGAAGTCGTTGAAGTGACCGCGATCGCGACGATTGCGGTGATGGAATCCATCACGGTTGATCTGCGCGGGGCAGAGCCGACCTACCGGCTGCGCATCGCGCTTAAAGACAAGGATGGCGCGGTACTGGCCCGTAAAACCGCGAAGCTGACCAACGATCAGATTAAAACCATGATGCCCGCGATCGACGATATTCTGCTGGCAGGCCGTGGCGCGGTGTCTGCAAACATTAAATTAATACTTGCCCTGGCGGAATAATGACCATCCACCACCAATTCAACTGCATCGACGGACTGCTGCTGATCTGCCTGCTGATCGTCTTCTGCTGGCTGATGTCCGGATGCAACTCGCCGCTGATTCAGGTCAATCGGCAGGGTTCCATTTTGCCTGATGTGAATGTTTTGAACGGGTCCCTAAACGGTAACGAGGCCAACGGCAACGATATAAAGGTTCCGGCCCTATGAACACCCTCTTCGCCATCCTGGTGATCATCCTCGCCATCGTTCTGCTGGCGCTCGTGGCCGTCCGCAACTTCAAGCGCCTGCGCATGGGCTGCTTCTTCGACCTGGAAGCCAAGGATCAGAAGACAGAAGTCAGAAGTCGGCGGGCAGAGGAGTCCGAATGAAAATGATTTTGCCCACAATGATTTTGCCAATTATCCGCCTTGGCCGGTTCCTCAGCTTCTGCCTGATTGCCGTTTCCGCTCTTTTTGTACTGGCCTCAATTATTGTTCTGCAAACCCTCTGCACCTCGGAACTGCCAAAACATGTTTGAAAACCCCATACCCTTTAAAGAAGCCCTCGCCGCTTTCGCGGCCCGCAGGCTCATGCCGACCGCCGCCGGATCGGCGGAGATCGCGCAGCTCGCCCCCGCCATCCGCGAACGCGCTTTTTTTTCTGCCAAGGTCGAGGATGCCAACTTTCTCGCCCAGGCTGACCGCCTGATCGGCGGGATCGTCAGTCCCTCGAGCGCGATCGGCTCGGTGCCAGGACGCGCCAGTCCGTTCAACGCCATCGAGGCCCGCGCCGCCATGCAGGATTATCTCAAGTCGGTCGGCTATTCTGTAGATCCCGCTAAAGCGGGAGGTCTCCAAGACCTCTCCAGCAACACGCGCCTCGATCTCATTCTCAAAATGAACACCGACATGGCGCAGGGTGCCGGTCAGTTCACCGTCCAGAACGATCCGGACATTCTCGACGCGTTCCCATGTTTGGAACTCTACCGCCTCGAATCCCGCAAAGAGGAGCGCAACTGGAACTCCCGCTGGGTGCGCGCCGGTGGCCGTTTATTCGGTGGCCGCATGATCGCCACTAAAGACGATCCAATCTGGGAGGAGATCAGCGCCTTCGGCAACGCTTACCCTCCCTATGATTACAACTCCGGCATGTGGACTCGCGAGATCGATCGCGGCGAGGCCGAAGACCTCGGAGTCATCAAACGCAGCACGGTTGTCCAGCCGCAGACTCTTTCCTTTAATAAGGGAGTTGAATCGGCCTTCCCGCAGAACATCAGCAAAGGTCTTGCAGAGGCAGTTCTTGAGGCGTTCAGGGACTTTGCAAAATACAGTGCCGGTAAGTTGATAATGGAGGCGCTATGAGTTTCGAGTTTGCCACTTCGTTGCCGCGCTTCGCGACGGCCTCTGCCTTCGGCGGTCGAGTTTCGAGTTTGAAAAGTAGAACGAGCGTCCCGCTCGTTTCCCGCTCACTGTCTGCGTGGAGGCTCTTATGATTACCGCCGTTTATCGTGGCTTTTCCGGCGGCCCCGGCCTGGTCAGTGCGCTGATCCGCCGTCTCGACCGCGTTAAGTTCGAGGGCAAAAAGCTGCCGCCGGTCATCAACCACATTTACCGCCGCTTTGAGTTCACCGACCGCCCGTCGCTGCTCACCGAAAGCCACTACAGCGGCGGCGTGCAGATCACCCCGCACAGCCACCTGCTGGAGGCGGTTAAGGTGGGCAGGGTAACGCACTGCTACGAGCGCCGCGTAGATGTGTCGGCGCAGCAGGCCGAACTGCTCTGGCTCAACCACGAGCGTGTGCATGGCGATGCCTACGATGTCGGCCTGATTCTTTCCTACTGGACCTGGCTGCGCTTCGGCGGACGCACCGCTGACCGCCACTTTTCCCGCAACATTAAAAACCGCCGCTGGACCTGCAACGAGCTTTACGTCGCCACGGGTGCAGGCATCGAACCCGATCTGCCCGATCTCGATCTGCGCCTAACCCCCGAAGCCCTCTTCATCCGCACCTTCGGCCAGCCCTCTGCGCTTCTTAGTACGGGCGACATGCATGTCGCCCCCCCGCGCCCAGGAGGCGACACCCCATGAGCCTGACAATCCAGATCAAAGACCGCGAAGTCCGCGACCTGCTCGGCAAAATCAAAAAGGCCGGGCCGAACGGCCGTAAAATCGCCGCGCACGCTGCCGCCCGCACCACGCAGGATCATTTCGCCAAGCTCGCCGGATCGCGCCACCGATCCGCCGCCTCGCACAACTTTTATTCCCGCGCCGCCAAGGCTACGGTGGGCCGCGTGTCCGGCGAGCAGGTCATTGTCAGCATCGATGCGCTCGGCATCGCCCTGCGCCGCTACGGCGGCACGGTCACGCCCAAACGCCGCAAATATCTGGCCCTGCCAGCCGAAGACAACGCCACCGCCATCAACAATTCACCGCGTCAGGTTCCGGATCTCCACTTCCGCCGCAACCGCGACGGCAACGGCGGTCGCCTCTGCGACAAACAGGGACGCGTCTTCTATTGGCTGGTTAAAAAATCCAAGCACGATCCGGACACCTCGGTACTGCCCACCGCCGCCGACTTCGAGAATACCATCATCCCGGTTCTTCAGCGCGAAATTGAAAGGCAATAAACCATGGCCAAATCATCCATTCTCGACATCATCATCGGTTTAAAAGACAACGCCTCCGCCGGAATTAAAAAGCTGGAAGACACCTTCCACGCTGGAATTGAGCGCATGAAAACCGCCGCCTTGGTTTTGGCTGGCGGTGCCCTTGCCGGGCTGGCCGCATCATTCTGGCAGCTTACAAAGGCGGTTAAGGAGTTCGCCGGGCAGGAACTTGGCGAGGTCGCGATGGAGTCTGCTCTGAAACAGATGGGCCAATATACAGATGCCTATAAACAAAAGCTTTCCGATCTGTCCAACCAGTACCAAAAACTGACGGGTATCGGCGATGAAATGTGGCTCAAAGCCGCAGGCCAGTTGACCCGCTTCGGCATGACCTCAAAAAACGTCGATCAGGTCTTTAAAGCGCTCAGCAATTTGACCGGTCTAATGGATGGCAATTTCGACGGCGCGGTCATGTCCATGCAACGCGCTCTGGAGGGCGAGTTTGGCATGTTCGGTCGCTTAGGAATTAAGTTCGAAGAAACTGGCGACAAAGTGGCCGATCTAAACAGGCTTATGGATCTACTGGCTGAAAAAGGTGCCGGGGCATTAGAAGCACGCGCTCAAACTCTTTCCGGGAAGTGGACAACGCTGCAAAACGCAATCAGCGATTTCCGTGAGGAGGTGGGGCGAACACTCACCGAATCGCTTGGTTTGAAAGACGGTTTGGGATGGCTTACTGAAAAGTTCGATGCCCTCGCCGAGTCGGCTAAAGCTGGAAGGCTCCACGATATTCTAACCAACGCCGGGACCGCTGTCCAAAACTGGGCTAAAGATATCGCCGATGTGGTGGATCAAATCCACTCCGTTGAGGATCTAAAAATCGTCGCGGGCGTGATCGGCGAGCGGTTCGTCGATTTTGTAGTCGGAGCCGGGAAAAAAATCGGGAAGGCGATAGCCGATGGAATGGTCGAGGCAATTCCGGGAGGCGGGCTATTAAAGAAGATCGGCGAAGGGATCAACACGGCGTATGGCTATACGCCGGTTGGTGCCGCGTTGAACACAATCGACAAGGCAAACAACCTGCCAAATAGAACGACGTGGGTTGAAGAGGCAAACTCCCGCCTTCAAGCCAGTAAAACACCGATTGAAATTTCTGCCGCCTCGCAGCAAGCGCTGGCTGATAAAATAAATAAGACCTCGGATAAAGATAAATTAATTCGTATCCAGATCCCGGACGGCGAGTTCATCGGCGATGCAAAAGGGCTGCAAGAATTCATCGACAATCTGCGCGAAACCGATTCCGCTTTAGCCGACATGCTCCAGCAAACACTGGACACCCAGGGCACCGCGCAGAAGGTTCAGGAAGAAACGTCTAAATCCCTTAAATCGGTCGAGGAATCGCACACCAACGTTCAGCAAACGATGCGCTCGGCATCGGCTGCCGCCGTCGCCACCTCGCAGGTCGCCACCCAGACCGTCGCAGTCACGCAGCAGGTCGTCGCATCGCAGGCGATTCAGGCCGGGCAGTTGTCCGCCATGCGCGCCGAAATTGGCCGCATCAATTCCAAACTCCGGAGCATGAACGCATGATCTTGGAAATGTACAGCAATGGCTCCTGGCAGGCGGTTTCTGGCAAGGAATTGTTGTCGCTCAATCAGGTCGAAATCAGCCAGTCCGCCGGGTCGCTTTCCTGGGACGTTGAGTCCCAGCCAACCGACCCCTTTGCCTACACCGAAAATGAGGTCATCGGCCTGCGCGGGCGCGACTCAACTTCCGACCCTTGGAAGGTTCTATTCGCCGGTAAATTGTTCCAGGCTCCGGAACGAAAATATGAGTCCAATTTCTGCGTCGATTCCTACATCGCGCACGACGTTTGGAACGATCTCGAACGTACCGTTTATCAGCTAACAGGTTTCGTTGCCGCCGGGTTTAATAAATCGCACGTCATTCTGTTTCGCGACTCGACCGGGAACCGCATGACGGCGGGGCACCAGATTCGTTTTATTTTAGAGTACGCCCGTGCGAACGGTATTAATATAAATTATGTGCAGGCCGATCTGAATGTGATGAACGTTCAGCCTCCATCCGACGAACAAACTGATTTATCCTGTTCGGAAGCAATTCAGAAATGTCTGCGATGGCAGCCCGGTTATTACACTCGGTTTGAATACTCAGAGTCCGGATCAACAATTCGTTTCCTCCCTGAATCACAGGAGATAGACCTGCGCATACCTCTTACTGATGTGTTAAAATCAGGAGGCTTTTCCATTAAGAAAAAATCCGACATGACCCTGCGCGGCGTGGTCATTAATTATGAGGTCGAAAACAAGATCATCGACGGCACCACGCTGTCGATTCAAACCGATTGGGCCGGTGCAACATCCGGCCCGGACGTTTTAGTCCACACCGTTCAGGTCGATGGCTCCTATCAAATCGCCACCGAACAAAGTATTTTTATTTCGGTGCTAGATGTTCCGGTTAATTACAAAGCAAATCTGGAGTTTGTCCGCCGGTTTTTCCCATACGTATGTAATTTTCCATCCAACACAACGCAGAATAATTTACCGGCCTCAATTCCCTATCCGTTCTACATCACCTCTGGGTATCAGTCCGGTTACGGAATTTCTATTTACGCAGCGGAATTTAAATGGTGGGTTCGATACAACAGAAATTCATGGAACCAATTGATCGATTGTTCAATTTCTTCCGGCAACCATTACACGGAAGAATGGGTCTCGGTCACCCTTAATTTAACGTCGAGCACTAGCGGAACCTACACACGACCTGGCACGCCAATAACGATTCCAGGCGAACTCATTCCTACCGGTGTCGCCACGGCGATTTTCGCCGCCCGGCAGTGGCCCCTCTATGACGGCTCATTCTCCCGCGAATTCTCCATCGCCGCACCCGCCAGCCCGCAGAACAACATCAACGTTTTAAACGGTCTGGCGGAATATGAAACTATGAAAGCCCCGGTCCAGCGGGTAGCCCGCGACTATTTCAACCTTACGGAAAGCATAAAGTTCGGACATCCGGAACAAGCCGGTATCACCGACTACATCGACATGCTTCGAAACAACCGCTCCGTCAACCGCCCGAGCCGCAGAACATGGAGAACCTGATCCAGTTCACTCCCGCCACCGGTCCGTCAGCATCCGATGATCTGGCCTCACTCTTTGAATCTCACAAACAGTTATGTCAGTCATGTCCGTTTTCATCCGGATCGAGTTGTTCGCTCTGCCGCACCTGCCAAGGCGACCCGTGGACCCGCCCTCGCTGTCCCTCTGGCCGATGGTGGGACACCAAATACAACCTCATTGCAACGCGCCTGCAACCTCATAAAATCACCTCTGCAATTCTGTCTTAAACAAATAGTTGTCTCAAACCACTGTCTTTTCGGCGTTATTCCGCAAAAACAATCTCAAACCGTTGTTTTGCGTAACAAATTACGTAAGTCATTGCTGTTCAGTATAATTTATTTTAATTTATGCCTTTAAACGATGTCCAAAACTGCATTTCCCCGTCCACCAGCCGTCCAGATCACCCAT